AAGTGATTGTCATGTCTCCGAAGATTTACCGAAGTCTCTCTGAAGGGATAGGACCTATTTACCGTTTTTATGGTCTTGAAGTCAAACTTGATGAACGACCCTATTTTCCAACGGTTAAGCTTTTCAACGGTAGAAATGAAGTCATTGTTTGGAAAGAGTTCAAAGAAAAACAGGAGGTGATATAAATGGCTCTTGGAACTACAGCGGCAATATTGCTCGGGATTGGTGCCGCAGGCGCTGGTATTGGTATTTCAAGAAGTTTGGCGGGTTCGGCCAATAGAGCCAATAGAATATCTTCACCGTTGCCGCTTCCGCAACCTCCAAGCGCCGCGGCCGCGGGAGAAAAAGCGCAAGAGGTTGTAAAGAAAAAACGAGCCGCAATGACCCAGAGCATTTACACCTCGCCTCTTGGTGTTGCTGGCGAGGCCCAGGTTGCTCGCAAGACGCTTTTGGGCCAATAGTGCGGGTTGAGACTTATTCGGATCAGTATTTTCTCGATGTAGTCAGACTTGTTGAAAACTTTCATCAAGAGGCGCTCGGTGAGTATGACAATCTTTTCGATCCAAACACGCTCATTGAAACCATTAAGGCCCAGGAAAGAACAAACGCCGGCAATGCGTTTCTCTTGATTGTGGATAAGACTTGCGAAGGCATTCTTTTTGGGATGCAGTTCAAGTCTATGATCAACCAAAAGACGATCTTTCAGGAGGTCATCTGGTATGTTAACAAACCGTTCCGGCGTTACGGCGTAAGACTGCTTAAAGAAGCAGAAAAACTATTGAAATTGGATGGTGTTAGTGTTATGATTATGGCGGTTCTTGAAAATTCCAAGACCGAGAAGCTGAAAAACTTCTATGAACGTCTTGGGTACAAACCAATGGAAGTCCATTACGTGAGAGATTTATGAAATGGGTTGGGCTGAAAGAGCAAATCCAAACAGCGAGTGGAACCGAAAGCGTGCATTGAATATGTCCTCGAATATAGCATCACCGATCTTGAACAATCCGAAACTTGTAAAGGTGCCGACTCTGGTAAATCCAGATGAGCCGATGGTCATAGAGATAACCCCTAAGAGCATCTTCGCGCTCTTTAAGGAGTTCTTATGCCGTATGCTCAAGGTTCTCAAGCCGGCGCCAAAGCACCCTCAAAGCCCCGCGCCGACGAGTTAATCCAACAATACGAGCAACAACTTTCCGCCCGCCGTAACTTCGAGAGTTACTGGCAGACCCTCCACGACTATTTCTACATCGAATCTTCTGATGTTACTAAATCGTATTCTCTCGGCAACGAGCTTGATCCTTCCTTCCTTTGGGATTCTACGACCCTTGAATGCTCGGATGTCTTCGCGTCCGGGTTTATGAACTACTTGACACCCCCCACGTCAAAATGGGCGCGCCTTCGCCACAGGGATCCTGAACTCTCTTCAAACGAAGCCGTCGGCTCCTTTTTGGAAGACGTGATGAGCGAAGTCAACTATGCGTTGAATCGCTCAAACTTCTACGATCAGATGTTCCCTGCCTATAAATCAAGCGGTGTTTATGGCACCGCCCTTCTGTTTGAAGAAGAGGATATAGAAGACGACATCCGGTTTTACAACATGCCTTTGAAACAGGTCGCTGTTGTTGAAGATGCCCGTGGCAGAATCTGCAAGTTCTACATCGAATTTGAGTATACCGCCGACCAAGCTGCCGGCCGGTGGGGCAAGGACGCTTTGTCAGCGGAGATGCAACAGGAGATGACTGAAGGCAAGAGTCATCTTACGAAGCACAAGTTCCTCCTTTTCATCAGCGAGCGATACGCCCGGGAGATTCAGAAAGACGACAAGCGAAATCTTCCCATCGAGGCCGTTTGGATCGATATCAAGGGACGGAAGATCATCGAAGAAAGCGGCTACCATGAGTTCCCGGCGTTCTGCCACAGGTTCGACAGGAGACCTTTTATTCCGTGGGGTTTCTCACCGGCCATGAAGGCCCTCCCGTTCGCGCGACTCTTAAACGCCATTGCCAAGACCAATCTTCGCTCCATGATGAAGCACACCGATCCGCCCATCGCGGTTCCCAACAACGCTTTCATAGCGCCATTCAACATGAATCCACGCGCTATCAATGTCTATAACAAGGGGCAAAGTATGTCTGACGGTAGGGACATCTTCTCTTTTGGGAATTTCGGTGATCCGCAAGTTGGCTTAACCGCCATGGAGTATTATTCAGGACGGGTAAAGACTCTCATGTATCAGGACGTGTTCTTGGCTTTCTCGAACATCACCAAAGACATGAACAATCCGGAGATTATGGAGCGCATCAACGAGAAGATGACGATGCTCGGCCCTGCTGTCGGTCGTTATTTGGATGAGGTAATCAGTCCGATTATTCAAAGGACTATTTCTATCCTTCACCGCCGCGGGAGACTTCCGGACCCGCCGGTTGAACTTCTTATGGACCCTGGGTATGAAATCGACTTTGTCGGTGTCCTTGCGCAAGCCCAGCGCAGGGCGGAGCTGAATACCTTGATTACGGGTCTCACCATGATAGGAAACATGGCTCAATACGCGCCCGAAGTTCTCGACAAAATCAACCCCGATAACGTGACGGATGAAGTGTGGAGTATCACGGGCGCCCCCATCAAAGTCCTTCGGGATGATGACGAGGTCCGTCAGATTCGGGAAGGCCGCGCGAAGGCGGCATTGGAACAGCAAGAAATGGCAACGATACAAGCCGGCTCTGAGATTGCCAAGAACGCGGGCGCCGCGGAAGCGGGGTTTGCCAAAGCGAAGGAAACAAATAGATGAGGTCCAGCTTTCAATACTTTTTAGAGAGGATTAACTGCGTGGAAGTTGGCGTGGGCGGCGGAGCTAATGCCTTAGTGATGCTTACCGCTCTTCCTTATGCCAGGTTTTTTTTGGTCGACTCTTACGACGTGAACAAATCGACGTTTCAGTTTGGGTACGTTTTCACCGAGGAGGAACGTGCCAAGTTCATCGACGACGTGAAGCAAAAACTGGCACCTGTTGATAATGGCCGTATCGAATGGCTCATGGAGGATTCTCTTATCGCCGCCAATCGATTCTCGGATTGGTATTTTGACTACGTTTATATTGACGCGCAACATGAGTATGAGGCGGTAGTCGGGGACATCTCGGTATGGTTTCCCAAGGTGAAAAAAGGCGGTGTCATCGGCGGGGATGATTGCGGCGAGGCGGGGGTTAAGCAGGCGGTCAAGGATATGGCGCGTAAACTTAATCTTGATATTAGTTACGGCGCGTCATACCCGGATTGGATGGCGGTAAAACGATGACTGATCTCAAAAGTATCGATGACGTGAAAGCTCTTCAGTCCAATATGAGGGCCTCACTTGACACGCCCCAAGGAAAAGAAGTTGTTTCGTTCTTGGAGGAAATCTGCGGTTGGTATGACTTCTCGGAAACCGATCCGAATATGATTCTTATCAAACATGGAAAGCGTGCTGTCTTGGCGACTATCAAAACGCTTCTTGAGCTTAATGCTGAGCAGATCGCCGTGCTCGCAAGAGAGAGGGAATTTTAATGCCGGAAGGCACGAAAGTCCACAACCTTTACAAAAAGCTTCTTACGGAAGGTTATTCTGTCGAAAGTGCCGTCAGAATAGCCCAAGCAAGAACCGGGCAAGCTTTGGCGACCGGCAAACCGCCGAAGCATAAACAAAAGGAGCATTAAAATGGACAATCCCGACCCAGTGATACTGGACAATCCCGACCCAGTGATACCACCACCCGTACCGCCCGTGCCGGCATTCGCTTGGAAAGCTCATTTGGGAGCCGACCTTGCCAACAGCCCGACGATGAAGAAGTTCGAGGATACGAAGGAGGGCTTTAACGAGGCAGTTAAGAGCCACCTGTTGCTCGAGAAGCTTTTGGGGTACGACAAGGTTCCGATTCCCAAAAGCAAGGATGATGCCGTCGCATGGGGTATCTTCTCAAAGGCGATGGGGATCCCGGACAAGCCCGATGGCTATGGGCTTCCTGATGTTCAGGTTCCCGACTCCATGAAAGGACTCACCTTCGACAAGAAGAAGTTCGCCGAGGCGGTCCATCAACATAAGCTCACACCCGACGCCGCGAAAGGCTTGTGGGGTGCTTATACCGATATGACCAAGCAAGCGTATGCCCAAGCGGCTAAAGAGCAACAGGATAAGATGACCAATCTTATCAATCAGATGCGCGGCGAATGGGGGGATGCTTATCAGTCCAAGGTGGAGCTTGGGCAGATGGTCATCAACAAATTCTCCGACAACCAGGAAATGAATGATTTCATCACCGCAACTCTTGTGGCGAACCCGCACGGGATAAGGTTCCTGGCGAAGATCGGGGACCAATTCGCCGAGAACAAGATCGGTGAGTTCAAGTACCAAAGGCACTCGTTGACGCCGGAGGAGGCGCAGGCGGAAATAGACTCGATCCGCCGGGACATGAGTCACCCCTACAACAACGAGAAAGCGTCTCAAGCGGAAAGAGATCGCGCGATTGACTACGTGAATTCTCTAATTGGAGTTACAAGGAGACCCAGAGGATAAGCATTAGAGCCCCGTAAGGGTCTTAAGTGTTCGGCCGGATAACCTGAAACGGCCCGGCAAGGTTGCGTAAGATGCGACCCTCCTGTTGAGAGGACAATCAAATCCCAAGCGTGATTGAATCGAAACAACAGGAGAGAGAAAATGGCAGACACGCAATCCAACGTCTACGGCCAAGCATACGCTCAGAATATTATGCAGTTGGCACAGCAGAAATATTCCAAGCTATTGCCCATTTGTTACATCAAGCCAAACGTCAAGGCAAAGGTCTTTTTCCAAGACCAGATTGGCGCATGGTCCATGTCGACAAAAGGCGGGCGTAACGTCCAAACACCGAACAATGACCCGAACCTCGCCCGTCGTATGGGGACGATGGTTGATTACCACGACAATCGAATGCTCGACCGTGGTGATGAACTGAGGATGCTTTCCGATCCTAGGTCCTCCTACACTATCGCAGCGGCACAATCTCTTGGCCGACGTATCGATATCGTCATCGCCAATCAGATTCTTGCCACAGCGAAGTCGGGCGAAACGGGTACGACGAACAACACACTGGGGACGACCGCTATCGCGGCGCACGTTAATCCAACGCCGGGTAGCTCTACCCAGGGCACGGCGGCGACATTGACGTTCGCTCGTGTTAGAGCCGCAAAGAGGGTGCTTGATCTTGAGGATGTCGAAGAAGAAGACCGCTTCTTCATTATCACTCCTCAAGGTTTGGACGCCCTATTGAATACCACCCAGGCGACCTCCTCGGATTATGTGGCTATCAAAGCCCTTGTTCGCGGGGATATCGACACTTGGATGGGCTTCAAGTGGATCGTCTCTAACAACCTCTCGTCATCGGGAACCGTGACGAGTTGCTTTGCCATGCAGCGTTATGGCGTGGCCTTGGCGATGGGGGCTGAACCATTCGTCCGCACCGATGAGCGTACTGACTTGTCGTATTCGTGGCAGGTCTACTACGAACTGAACATCGGCGCGGTTCGGTTGGAAGAAGCCCGTGTGGTTGAAGTCCAACTGACGAGTGAATAATCCCTATAGGGGAGAGGAGCAGTAAAAATGGCAACAAACGCTGTTAAAGCAGCGAACCTGACCAAATACGATGCGGGCGGAAGCGGTGATAATATCATCGCTGACGGTTACATCAAGACAGTGGAAAAGGTGTGGTTGGATAATTACACCCTGACAAGTGTAGTTACTCTGACCAATACCACCATTTCCATTGCGACGTTACCGCCAAATAAGAAGCTGACATCAATCGAAGTGGTGATTGAGACGTCGGCAGCACAGACCAGTGGCACTGTGGCTGTTGGTTGGTCGACGGATGCGGATGGGGCGGCCTTCGGGTCAATCATGGCCCCGACCGATATTACCCATAACCTGACGACGACGAGCATCTCGCTGCCGGGTGTTGGGTTGGTGAATAACTTGAACTCGGCAAACGGGATTCCCAAGATTGCCGCGTTCCAGTTGGTCACGGGCGGTACGCAGGTCACGGTTGCGCTGAAGCTGAACAACTGGACCATGACGACGGGTACCATCAAGTCCATCGTCAGGTACACGTAAGAAATGAAGATCGGCGGGGGGCGTTCAAAAGACGCTCTCCGCCAATCTTTATAAGGAGTACAGCATGGCCACTTACACGACCGTTGGAATTTGCAACAAGGCACTTGTGTTATGCGGCGCCTCGCCCATTACGGCTCTTACCGATGACTCAACTAACGCACGGGCTTTGAACGCGATTTATGAGCAATCCAGAAAAGATTTTCTCACCGAATGCCGTTGGACTTTTGCCGTTACCAGGTCCACGCTTGCGACGGCCTCCACCACGACTATCGCTTACCTCCATGATGAAGAAGCTTATGCCTACGTCCGTCCGTCCGATGCTTTGAGGGTTTGGGAAATGAGCGATCTTGAGGCGATTTGGCGGGAAGAGGGCGGTTATATCATCTCGGATACGGCTGACCTTGGGGCCAAGTATACATTCGATCAATCCGACGTCAGCCTTTGGACTCCAAAAGCGATAATGGCCTTCATTGATAAGCTTTGTTCCGACATCGCCTATCAAATAATAAACTCCGTTTCCAAAGCGGAGGCATTTTTAGCAAAATACGAAAAAATATCTTTACCGAAAGCGATGGCTGAGAACTCCCAGACAGGCACTCATCAAGAAGTGATTGATGATGCTTGGACCAAGGCCAAGTTCGGCCAAGACGGCAACCCAGCGAGGTCTTACAGCTAATGGGCGATCCAAGACGATTATATGAATCGAAAGACATGGAAGGAGCCGTACTTTACGCAAAGCGTCTTATTTCTGATGCCGCTGACGCTTGGCCCGTCTTAGTCGACGACGTTGGAAATCTTTGCGTCAATATGACCGTTGGAACTGTCAATTTATCCTCGACGGCTTCGACTATAACCAATGCTGTTGGGAATCCCGTCAATGTTTCTTTGACCAATACCGCCGTTACTGTGGCCGGAAGCGTTTCGCTCGCATCAACGAAAGTAACCGTTGATAACACCATCACGGCGTCCCTTAGTTCGACAAAAGTCACCGTGGATAATACCGTAACTATTACAGGCACGGTAACGCCTTCCACGACCGCTTCAACTATAACAAATGCAGTAGCCAATCCAGTTAATGTCTCTCTGACCTCAACTGCAGTAACGGTTGCTGGTACGGTGTCACTTTCAACAACCGCGTCAACAGTAGAGAACATTGTTTCAGTTAAAGGCACTGGAACTGCAGGAACCGCTGGAACGGAAGTCCTAACGGTTCAAGGGATCGCTGGCATGACAGCTGTAAAAGTTGATGGTTCCGGCGTCACACAACCCATTTCTGGAACTATTTCTCTATCTACCACAGTCGCGACCATCAATAACGCGGTTGCCAATCCAGTGAATGTTTCCTTGACTTCAACAAAAGTGACTGTTGAAGCTATTACTCTAACAAGTATTCAGACGGCTGTTGAAGTCGTGGATAACATGATCTCGGGCAATCTTGCGCGTGTGATGGGTTCGGGAACGGCAGGCGTGCCTTCTGGCGGTGTGTTAAGTATTCAAGGCGTTTCAAGCATGACACCTGTTGATGTGGCACTTTCCAGTACGAAAGTCACTGTCGATAACACGGTGATTGTTTCCTTATCTTCAACAGTCGTGACCATAGCCAATACCGCTGGGACCGTTACAAATTCAGTTTCCACTATAATGCTCACCAGCAAAACTCTCACTACAGGATCGGGCACTCTTTCGGCTACCAATGGGACGATCACTATCACCCCTACAAATAGGGCGAAGGTTTATGCTATTTCTCTTACTACAACAGCCGCAACGGAGCTTATTTGTATATTTAATTCTGGAGGCGTGGCTAATGGTGTTGAATTGTGGAGAGCGACGCTCATGGCTCCTGCGGGGGCAAATGCAGGATTGAATTTAGCAGTATCACCCCCGAATTTTCTTTTTCAAAGTCGTTCTGGGACTGCCGTCAGTTTGAGTTTAAATACAGCCACTTTAATTCATTATTCGGTGGCTTATTTTGACGAAGCTTAAAAAATAAGAAAGGAAAAACATGGATACAAATCAGATCGCTGTTAGTTACAAACGGATATGTGAACTTAAATCGAAAATAAAATCTTTACAAGAAGCACGGCAAGCGGAAGAAGCGGCTCTGTCTGTACGGTACAAAGAGAACGAGTTTAGATTGGTGCGGGATAAAGTTGCAAATAACTATATCACGCAGATAACTGATTTAAATAATCAAATTGGCGCGATTGAACAAATTTTGGGAGATGATAAAGTTTAATGGCCGCCAATGCGGGATATGTTGGCACTGTAGTTGATACGACAAATGCGACGCAGTATACTTTTTCAAACGTAGCTATAGGCGCGGCCAGTGCCGATAGAATAGTTATTGTTTCTGCATCAGGCGGCAGGGCAGCGGGTGGCACTCATACTGTATCAAGTCTTACTATTGCTGGAAGTGCGGCTGTTCTTTTAAAAGAAGTTGCTTGCGGCCACCTTGGCACAGAGAGTATTTCATTATGGGCTCTAGCTGTCCCGACTGGAACAACAGCAAACATCGTTGTGACTTGGAATGCTTCGATGGTTAATTGTGGGATCGGTGTTTGGGCACTAACGGGCGCTAAGTCTACCGTGTACGCTACTGCTTCAGATAATACGACTGGGGCTGGGAAACCTGCTACAACAATTAGTTGCTTGGCTGGAGGTTCTATTATCGCAGCGGCTGGTATGCACTCAATATCTGATGTTTGCGCTTGGACGGGACTTACTGAACGATTTGATGAAGCGACTGAATCTGCTAATGGTGATTTTCACTCTGGGGCATCAGACAATTTTGCAGCAGCGCAAACAAATCGTTCAATAATAGCTGAACCTTTATCACAAGTTAGAGGTGGATTGGTCGTCACGGCATGGTCACCATCAGCAGGAGCAATAATCTCTAAATTAGCACTACTTGGGGTTGGGTAAGATGGCTAGCAGTAATTCGATTGATAAATGGTTGATGCGATCCAAAGATGTAATCATCGTTTTTGGAGCTATTGTTACTTTTTTGGCTTACGGTCTCAAATTCTACGGTTTGCCGAAGGAAGTTGAAGCTAATGCTCTTGGAATCAAGGAGGCCAAAGCAGATATCATTATCCTTCATGAAGTTGATGTCACTTTGGGGCGAAGCATTACTGAACTTAAAGTTGAACAGAAGTACATCGCAAAAGGCGTGGACGAAATCAAGGACTTAGTTAAAACAAGGAGGGGCGTATGAACATCGTAACACAGATCGTACCTTGGATTCAGACTTATTGGGCAGAAATTATCCAAGTCTATCTCCAAGTCATAGGGCTTGCGTCGATCATCGTGAAAATTACACCGACGCTTAAAGACGACGATGTTTTAAAAGGCATCGTCCGGTTTGTCGGAAAGTACCTGGCTTTAAACAGGGGGTCGGGCCCAAACGCTTAATCCAGGATTTAGAGAAGCTACAAAGAATCCTAGGACTTCTTGAATTAGTAGCGAATGTAAGGGTTGAGACCGGGGATTTGACAACCCCCGATGGAACGCCTTATCGCGGGTTCAAGGTTTCCATCGGCGGGATTCAAGACCCCGCTCAAATTAAGCGCACTTATGACGATATTGAGAAGATCATTAGAGGTAATAATCTTCCGTTCAAGACGCACGAAGAAAAGACTTCCACGGGAACCTTTCACAGTTACATAGTGGAAACATGAAAACAGATATTATCCAAACGTCGTTTACC